CTGGCCAAGCTGTCCAGTGCGGTCAACGGTGGCGGTGCCGTGGAGCAGGTGGAGTACCGCTCCGCTGGTGCGTACATGACCGACTACCTCCAGACCCTGGTCGGCGAGCCCATGAAGAAGGTGGAGGCTGAGGCACGGCTGCGTAAGTACCACCGTGCAGCGGCTCACGTCACCACGGCGCAGTTCGCGGGGATCTTCCCCGACCCCATCGTGGGTCCGCTGATCGCCTTCATCAACTCGTCTCGGCCGCTGATCAACACGCTGGGAACCATCCCGATTCCCAACGGACCCACCTTCCGCCGGCCACGGCTCAACGACCCCAACTTCGCTACGGGCGTTGATTTCCAGGCCAACCAGAAGGACGAGCTGGTCAGCCAGAACTTCACCATCACCTCGGACACGGTCAACCTGTCCACCCTGGGTGGGTACGTCAACGTGGCGCGTCAGGTCACTGACTGGGGCATCGCCTCCATGGACCTGATCGTCAACCAGCTGGCTGCCCGGTACGCAGCTGCCACTGAGCGGGCTGCCTATGCCGAGCTGAGCAAGTCGGTCAGCCACGTCACGCTGGCCGCTGGTGCTGCCTCAGACGTGCTGGTGAAGGCGGTCTACGACGCAGCGGCCATGTGCTACTCGAAGACGCTCCAGCTTCCCAACACCATGCTGGCTGGCCCGCTGGGCTGGGCACGGCTGGGCTCCACGGCAGATGCCGCTGGTCGTCCGCTGTTCCCCTTCCTCGCACCGGTCAACGCAGCTGGGCAGCAGTCGGCGGATTCCTTCCAGGCCAACCCGGTTGGGCTGCGGCTGGTGGTCACCCCGGCCATCACGGATGACACCTTCTGGGTGCTTAACGGCTATTCCCTGGAGGTTTACGAGGAAAGGATCGGTCAGCTCTCCGTGACTGAACCATCCGTTTTGGGTACTCAGGTGGCCTACGCCGGCTATGTCGGGTTCTACCGGCCGTCTGCCGATGGTGCGGTTCACATCGGTCCGTGAGTGATTCCACTGTGGACGCCCGGGTGGGGTGTCTCCGTTCCACCTCACCCGGGTCCACTTAGGAGGATGTAATGACTTTGCCAGACGTGGCTCGCCAGTTCATGGCGGGTGACTCGTACCCAGCTGGCCTCCTGCCGCCACGGCCGGTTTCCCCCATCGTGTCCATGGACATTGCGCGGGACTACACCTTTGGCGACACCACGGGTGGTCCGGTGTTCACCACAGCACGGGTTCAGGTGGCAGCAGGCTTTGGCCCCAGCGACTTCCCGAGCGGGTTCTATGTGGACGGCCAGCAGTGCTGGGCTGATCCGGCTGACGCTTCGCACTTCATTCTCAAGTGGCCCAAGGCGCCAACGGGAACGTTGACACGGACCATCACCTGTCCTGACTTCCCCGGCACGCCACCTTTCGTGTTGCAGTGCGCCGACCCTCAGCGGCAGCCCGCCATTGTGGGCCTGTACCCAGCCACGGCCTCGCTAGCGGGCGGTTCACCCAACACGTACATCGATGTCATCTGTACTGGGTCTGGCTTCAGCGCGCAGAACGTCAGTGAAGTGTTCGTGTCTGACGTGATCAATTCGGATGGGTTCTCGCTGCCAGCCACCCACCTGCCCGACGACACGATCCAATTCAAGATGCCCACCGGTAACTGGCCTGGCGCAACCAACTGGACCGACACCATGTACGTCCGCTCACCTAACCCGGGCTTCCCGGCCGAAGATGGCCAGCTCTTCACGTGGACTCCGTGAGCCATGGAAACCCTCCAGTGGATCGCGATAGCAGTCCTGGCGCTCTGGGATCTAGTCATCTTCGCTACCTACCGTCCTAAGTAGAGGAACGCAAATGTCTGATCAAGTTTTCCGGTGGCTGGACATCATCCTGCTTGCCGTGATCGCAGCGGCTCTGGTCGTACGTCGCATCTGACCCACCACATAGGACACGGGGGTGACCTAAATGGGCTGGTGGACTGACATAGCAGCGAAGCACCAACAGTCTCCCAACGTGGGTGGACCGATGACCCAGCAGCGCGGTTGCATCATCCACATTGCGGAGGGTTCCTACGACGGAACGATCTCGTGGCAGATGAACCCAGATGCGGAGGTGTCCAGCCACTTCGTGGTGGCCTACGACGGTCGGATCACACAGATGGTGGACACCGATGTCACGGCCTGGACCCAAGGCGAGGGGAACGGCAAGTGGCTGTCCATCGAAAACGAGGGGTACACCCCCAACGACCTGACCGAAGCCCAGATGCAGGCCAACGCTCGCATCCTCGCCAAGGCCAATCAGGTCTACGGGGTTCCGCTGGAGATCGCCACCTGCCCCACCGACTGGGGGCTGGGTCACCACTCCATGGGTGCGGAGTGTGGCTACGCCTGGGGTCATGACCAGTGTCCCGGGCCAGCCATCAAGGCGCAGAAGCCCACCATCCTCGCGTACGCAAAGGGGGAAGACGACGTGAGTGCACAAGATGTCTGGAAGTACGACGTGGATCCGAGTGGGGCAAGCTACACCGCGTCGGGTGCACTGTGGACGGCCTACGCCCGCACGGACTACCTGGCCAACCAGTTTGCTCCAGCTGTGGTGAGCGCACTCAACGCGATTCAGGCACAGCTGGACGGGCTTACCGGACTCAAGTCCACACCCGTGGATCTGCCGCCGGCACCCGATCCCGAGCCCGAGCCAACCGAGTAAGCCATGGCACAGCGGGCCTCCCTGGATCAGCTCAGGGCAATGATCGGGTCGGTGTCCACAAAGGACGACGACGTTCTAGCTCAGTGCCTTGAGGCCGCTGGAACGTGGGTGTACGACCGGATCTCAGTGGCCTTCGTCACCAAGCCCGAGATTGTTCAGGCGGTGCTCATGCTTGCGTCTCGGCTGTACAAGCGCCGGCAGTCACCCGAAGGAATCGTGACCTGGGATGAGGTTGGGCCGGTTCGGGTACTGGCGCGTGACCCTGACATCGAGCGGCTGATTGAGCAGTACATCGACGCGGGCAAGGTTTGGGGGGTCGCATGATTGCCGAGGCTCGTAAGCAGCTGGCATCCGACCTGGCCCACGCCAAGCACCCCACGCTGATGTACCGGCCGGATGACCCCACGGTGGTCCCGTTTCTTTACCTGGGGCAGCCATCGCTGGTTATCCATGACCAGTTTGCCGCGGTCAACTTCCCGGTCTGGGTGATCGGGCGGCCAAAGAACGATGACGACGCTCAGATCGAGCTGGACGAAGCCCTGGAGGAAGCCCTGCTTCTGCTCCGTGGGCCGGATGTGGCGCTGAGCAACGTGGATGTGGCATCCGCCATCTTCACGCAGGTGGCTTACCCGGCCTACCTGATCACCGCTGTCCTATCTGGACAGTTCTGCTAGAGAGGAAAGGCAATGGCCAACGGGGGTACGGCCACACTGGTTCCGGGGGCGCCCAAGGCTGCACCCATGGCCACGACTGGCCCGTCTGTTTCACCACTGTTCGTTCGCTACATCCAGTTCACGCTGACCGACTCGCAGGGAGTCAGCCACGACTACCAGTGCCAGATCACGCAGGCTGGCATCACCTCCACGGGTGGCGACCCGGTTTCGCTGACCACGCTGTGTCCGGAGGGAAGCTTCTCGGAGAACGCACAGCGGGTCTGGAACCTGGCTCTGACCGCGGTTCAGGATGTTGAGTCCGACGACTCACTCATGCTGTTCCTGCTCCAGCACGAGACCGAGCGTGCCGACTACGTCTACTACCCCAAGGTGGACAAGGCCGGAAACCCACAGGGGGTCGGGTTCAAGGGGACGGTCACCCTGGTTCCGCCGGACCAGGTCGGCAACGTCGCATCGGGTGCATGGGCCACGTTCACGGCAACCCTGCCGATGATCGGCAAGTACACCATGATCGATGAGCAGGGCAACGTGATTGGCCAGCTGGCCACCGGTGCCACCGCGGGTACGCCTGGGACGTGGACTCCGGCCGGTTCGGTGCCTCCGGCCAATCTGGCTGCACTCACCACGGCAGCTCCGGCCATCGTGGCGAGCCCGGCAACCGCCTGGACCACGGGTCAGTACGTGCTGCTGGGTGATGCCAGCCACGCCCACTGGAACGCAACCGCCTGGGTTACTGGCGACGCGCCCTAACCAACACATGCGTACGGGGGCTCCGGTGGGGGCGCAGGATCGGGGCTCCCGTACTCCACTTAGGACGGAGAAGCGATGAAGCAGGTTTACGACGCTGAGATGGAAGATGGCGAAGTTCTCACCATCCACGTGGATCAGCGCGATATCCGCAAGTGGGAGTCCACCTGGGACTTGTCCTGGCTGGCCGCACCCGTGAGCTACACCCAGATTGCACAGCTGGTCTACCTGTCCGGCACCCGAAGCGGCAACGCGTTCAAGAGCCGGTTCCCCGCATATGAGGACTTCGACAAGGTCTGTGTGTTCATCAGGGCAGTCGATGACAAGGAAGAGCCGGAGCTGGTCGCAAACCCTACCCAGTCGGAAGCTACGGACGCTTTCTCTGCGCTTTAGCTGTCCGACTGCAAGTACTCCCGTCCACATTGGAGGCGGAGGGGCCGGTGGTGCTGGCAACGCTCATGGACATCGTGGTGAACCTGGCCAAGCCCAAGGACGCCAAGCCGGACGAGACCGAGGAAGAGGAGCTGGCCCGACTCTGGCCAGTCGAAGCGAGGCAGTAATGGGCATGGAGATCAGAGTGAGCGGGGCCGATCAGGTCAGCCGCAAGCTTCGCAGTGCCCGCAAGCGGATCGAGGAGCAGACAGCCCGCTACATCTACGAGTCTGAGATCAGGCCACTGGGTTTGGCCATCCGGCAGCGGGGGTCCTCATTCGGTGGCCCCGCCAAGCTGGCCGCCAACTCCGTGCAGATCAACCGGCTTGCCAAGGGTGGCCAGATCAAGGCTCCGATGGGTGGCGGACTCAACGCCAAGCTGTTTTTCGGTTCCGAGTTTGGTGGACGTCGCCGACCCAAGAAGGCCTACGTGACCCGTTCCCGGCATGGTCGGCCCTACATCGTGCGCCGTAGAACCACGCAGCAGTTTGGGCCATACCTGGGTACGCACGGGTACTTCTTCTTCCCCACCACGAGGACTCTGCTCAAGGGGCTGCGCGCACGCGTCACCAAGGTTGTGGTGAAGGCGGTCAACAGTGGCTGACGAAGGCAAGATCGATCTCACCGTTGTTGCCACGGACCAGTCCGGGCCGGCGCTGACCTCCGCTGCTAACAACGTCAGCAAGGTCACCAAGAGTGCAGCCCAAGCCAACACGGAGCTTAAGAAGCTGGGCAGCACCACAGCTGCACCCACCATTGATGTGCAGCTGCGGGATCAGGCCATCGTCAAGGCCAAGGAAGACATTGCCGCGCTGCGGGCATCGGTGGCTGAGGGAATCCTGCTGGGCACTGATACCCGCGAAGCAACCAGGGACATCGCTGCGCTGCAACGTTCCATCAAGTCCCTGGAAGACAAGCCCATCAACATCCCGGTCAACGTCGGTGGCGGTTCAGGCAACATGGCCCGGACCAATGCAGACCTAGGTCGCCTGCGTACCCAGATGTTCGCGGTGACCTCGCAGGTTCCCGGCATGGCCGCATTGGTGGGTACCGGTGGCGTGCTGGCTGCGTCGGGCTTGGCTGCCGCCGGTGTGGTCAAGATTGCGGGTGCGTTCGAAACGCTCCAGACCACCATGGCTGGCCTGCTCCACGACAAGGGCGCAGCCGAGGAGCTGATTACCAGCCTGCGCAACATGGCCGCCACCACCCCGCTCAAGCTGGATGACATCGCTCAGGCGGCCAAGACTCTGATCAGCTTTGGGGTTCCCGCTGGCGAGGTTGTGACGGACGTCAAGAACCTGGGTGAGGCCGCTGCTGCCAGTGGTCAGTCGGTGGCGAGCCTGGCCCTGATCTGGCGTCAGATGGTGTCGTTCGGCTCGGTGGATGTTCAGGACATGCGCCAGTTCCTCAACGCCGGAGTCGACTTCTGGGGCGCGCTGGCTACCGCCATGGGGGTGACCAAGGACCAGGCGCAGGAGCTGGTCAAGGCGGGCAAGGTGGGTGTGGCCGACATTGAGAAGCTGGCCGCCGGCTTTGGCAAGGTCTACAGTGGACAGACTGCCGCTGCGGCGGAGACGTTCAACGGCATTCTCAACCACCTGAACAGCCAGATCGACGCCACGGCTGAATCGATCGGCGTCAAGCTCATGCCCGAGATTGAAAGCATGATCCGGGGGCTTGGCTGGATCGCTGACCATACCCCGTCTGGCCTGGCCGCGGTGACCATCAATGTGCTAGCAGCGGCTGGCGCGGCCAAGACTATGGGTCTGGCTGTGGGTGCCATTGAGCGGGCTTGGCAAAACGCGGAGCGGGCTGCTTACGGTGCTGCTACAGCCGAGGAGCTGGCCACCATCAAGGCTGCGGCTGCTGCTGAGGCTGCGGCTGCTGGTGCGGCAGGGGCTGGGGCAGCTGGCTTGGCCGCGGGTGCAGAGCAGGCGGCTGCGGGCACCTCCAGGTTTTTCACTGGCCTTAAGACGGTTACCAACTTCCTCGGTGGCCCGTGGGGTATTGCCGTGGGGGTGGGTACGGGTCTGCTGGAGTTGTGGGCCTCCACGGCCGGTAAGGCAACCAAGTCAAACGATGACTGGGTCAAGTCGCTGGACCTCGGTACGGCCTCGCTGAGCCGCAACAACGCTGCGCTTGCCTACAAGTCGCTGTCGGACAAGAACCTGATCGGCCAGCTTAAGGACGCTGGGGTCGACATCAACAAGGCGATTCTGGGCTTGACTGGAACCACGCTCCAGGTTCAGCGTGACGCAGCTGCCTCGGTCAACAGAATGTTGCTCCAGGCGGCTCAGGCTGCCCGCGCTCGCGGCGATGAAGGCGAACGCAACAGGATCATGGTGCTGTTCGCGCAGTACGAAAACCTTGTTGCCGTGGTGGCAGCCAACGACTTTGCTCAAGGCGAGTTGCAGAAGGCCGTGGATGGGGCCAACGCTGCGCTGGGCAAGCAGGGCACGCTCACCGGTGGGGTGGCTACTGCTACCGATGCCGCCACAACCGCCACCACGGGAATGGTTGGGGCTCTGGACAACCTGCGCAACGGTACGGACAAGACCGCAGCTGCGTTCGAAATCTGGGACAACGCCCTAACCCTGCACATCCCCTACCAGGCCACGGCTGCTGAGGCGGCCAGCATCTTCACTCAAGCGCTGGACGACCAGGCCTCCGCACTGTCCAACGCATCCAGCAAGATTGATAGCTACGTCAAGATGCTGGGCATCCTCAACTCCGACACCGAGGATGCGATGCAGGCCAATTTGGACTTCCAGAACGCCTTGGCCGCTGGCATCGCTGAGATCACCCCGGAGAAGCCAGCACCGGTCACCAAGACTAAGCAGGTGCAGGACATCGTCACCCTGCTTACCCACACGGTGACCACCACGACG